TTCAAACATTACTTGTGCGGTCCACAAAGTCGAGCCACAAACGCAAACATGCAATGGCCTATCTTTGTCCCGTAAGTCCATCATAAGTACGCTGCCTTGCCCCAGACTCTATCTTTTGCGGTCTCTAAACCTATAGCAATCTCTGCCTCTGTCATGTCCCCAACGTCTTTAACATCTATGCCCTCATAATTAAAAAACTTCAAATCCATACCGTACTTGCGTGAAAAACCCATCATTTGCTCACAGGCTTTCTTACCTGCCTGGTCATTATCAAATGCCGCAATAACCACAGGTGCACGGCGCATAATCTTGGCTTGGTCTTCGCTAAGGATTGCTCCGTAGGTAGAAATAGCGTTGTGACCTAACCCTGTAAGCCGTACTGCGTCTAACGGAGACTCAACCACAATGAGTGGACGTTCTTCATCCATGCACTCTACGCCAAATACAGTTTTAGACTTCTTTACTCCTGCTGGTTGATTTTTAAAGAATCTACCTCTTGCGCCTTTTTCTTGCCATCCCCACAACTTTGAGGTTTCTGGGTCACGAATAGTTGTAATCCATGCTTCGTTCTTTGTATCCCATAACACCTGGTGCGTGATTACTGCATCCCTCTTCAAGAAACGTTTTTTAAGTTCTGCTTCAGGCGGCTCTGTAAATACAGCAAGTCGAGCCTCACTCATCTCAATAACCTCTTCTGCGTGAGGCATGTACTGTGGCAATTCTCTGATACGCCTTAACAGTACATCCACAGGCAGGGTTTCACTTGCGTCAATATAATCTTTAGCATCAAAGTAATCCATACCTTTGACGTCAGCAACAAGTGTATAAATGTTTCCTTTGTAACCGCAAGAAAAACAAAAGTGAACTCCAGTAGTGGTGTTAACCCACCAGTCTGGCTTATGGTCTTCTCGACCTGTACGTGCTTTGTGCATTGGGCATAACCCTTGCACTTCGTCACCACGTTGAGCAGTAAGGGAAATGTCTAAAGAAAGTAATACTCTTTCAATATCAATCATCATCTAAGTCGCTCCAGTTAGAACAGAACTCACACTTCATCATCTCTTCTTCATCGTGAAAACAACCAGTAGACCAACGCCATGTAAGCGGTGTCTCTGTTGGTCCACAGTTACGGGATGCAACAACCTTTAAAAGGCGAATCTTCTCATCCTCTTCAACTGGCTCTAATCCCAAGATAACGTCTGAGTCTTGGAAGAATGAAGATGAGTAACCGATTGAATCTGCAGTAACTTTTCCAGCACGCATCTTCCATAGAAGTGTCTGTGTAGTAATAATAATTGGAAGGTCGATACGCTGTGCTAAACGCTTCATTGCACGGGTTATATTGGTGATTGCCTGCGGTGTGTTCATCTCACCAGTCAACTCATCCATCATCAAGTACACACCGTCTACAAACACAATGTCGGGCTTCATCTGCTCAATCTTTGCAGAAAGTGCAGACACTGTAATTCCATTAACTGCGTCAACCAAGTGAAATGGCTGCTTAGTCTCCATATCGTTAAGCATTGCTACATAACGGTCATCTTCACGAGGTTTTAACTTACCTCGACGCAAACGTCCGTGGTCAATGTGAGCACGCATAGCATCGTGGCGTTGCTGTTGTTCGTGATTGTTCATTTCAAATGACTGAAACATTGGGACTTTACCTAACTTGTGAACGTTGATTGCCATCTGCAATGCAACCTGTGACTTACCAGTCTTAGGTGGCGCAATAACGGTGATTAATTGACCGCCCTGCAAACCTGCGGTTGCTTCATCAATCTTTGAAAACCCTGTTGGAATACCTAAGAACTCTTCATTCTTGAGGGATAGGTATTGGTCGTAACGCTCTTGCGTGTTCTTACTAAGGTCAATCTCACGAGTACCTAGTACACCTTGCTCGTTGACTTTGGTGATGGTTGCTTCCATAGCAAGAAGCGCTGCATCGTGGTTGTTTTCTTGTAACTGCTCAACTGCGTTCTCTAAACCTTGTCGAGTCAACATACGACGACGGAAGTCCACCATCGTGTCTAATAAATAATCAATGGTGTCTTCTACATCAAGAATTTTGTAGTTAGGGTAATGGTCTTTAACGGTGGTACCTGTTGGTACTTCGTTGTACTCGGTGTAATGCTTACGTAAGAACTGCCACACCTTGCGGTTATCGTCGTCTAGAAACCAAACATCGCCAACGCCACGTTGTAGTACGGGGGTAATCTCTCGGTCTTTGATTACCTTGCTGACTAAACGATGTTCATTATCTGCTGACATCTACTTCCACCGCTCCCCGCACTCTCTGCACTGTAAATAGGAATTGCTATTTACATAAATTCTTTCGATTGTGTTTGCATGACACATTGGGCAATTGGTGTTTGCAATACTGAATGACATTTGGCCCTCCCTCAAGGACTAGATATTACCTATTTCTACACCCGCAGACCCGTACATTGCAACTCGGTCTGAAATGTCTATGACCGCTTTTAAGTTCGGTCTATAGGGGAGTAACCCTACCACCTCAAGGCGGTTCTCATAAAGTTGCCAGTAGTTAAAGGGGTTAACAACTCTACGTTCAAACTTTTCGAACGCCTGTTCTAATAACTCTTCTGTCCACCCGTCATCTTCAAACCCTGCAAGTTCTAAAGAAAGTCCGTAGTCGCTAGAAACACGCCATAACTTATTTAGGGGAAGTACTTCAAGGTCACCAACCTTGTACTCAGTCTTCTTTATTAGTAACTTGCGAGACTCTTCTTCTTTAAGGCGAACTACTACGTCTGTAGTTACGATAGCCTGCGGTGAGGAGACATTAGAAATGTCCCCGCCTTTCATAGTACTTCTATCTTGGCGTACTTGACTACAAACTCTCTGAACTTGTCTGCGTTTGTATTTGCTTCAAGTGCCATCTCTTCAGGTATCTCGTTGGGAACCAAAATGGAGTAATGACCTGTGTGTTTAATCTTTTCGTTAACAAACTGAATGTGTTTGCAAGAACCCCTCTTTGAATACACGGGGCAAGTGCAACGAACGTCTTTGGTATCTGTCTCTACTTCAACCTCAAAAATGCCAGCACCTTGAGCAGAGATAAACTGCTGAACTGTTCTCCAAGCAGAACTCACTTGAGGTCCTTTCATTGTGCGCCTCGCATATCTGCACCAATGATAGGGACTCTTACGAATGCTTCGTTGGCGAAACTGCCCATTGCTTCTCCGTACTTTGCTTCCCAGTTCTCTAAGCGAACGTTAGTAGTAACAATTGTCGGTAAACCCTTGTCGTAACGAAGTCGCAAGATTTCATCAAAAGAAGTATCGTCGTATTTAGAGCCGTATTCTTTTCCTAAATCATCAATAACAAGAATGCGAACATTGAGCCAATCAAACTTAGAACGACCATGTAAGCCATCAATTTCATAATTCATCTCCCGTTTATCTTCTCCGTCAGCATCGAAGGTTGACTTCTTTCGTGACAGGAACTCTGGATAAGTCATGTAGTAAATAGGGCGCAACCTAATGCCGTAGTCAGATGGGTTGACTTGCAGAAGGCGAGCAGCCTTCCCATCTTCGTCAGGAAGCCGACGGATGACTTCCATAGCGGCGACTACGGCATGGGTTGTTTTTCCTATCCCAGGACCACCATCGAAGACAAGCCCAACTCCGTTGACTCCGATGTTGCCAATTTGTTTTACAACATGTCCGTTTACCACATCATCAATCCAGTTACTTACTTCATCAGGAAAAGAGCCAGCACGGTCAATAATGTCCTGTGGCTCTAAACCTATGAAACGATGTGGAATGTTTGAGTTACGAAGCAACCAGTGCTTCTTAACGGGTGACAGACTGTTGACGTCGTACATTAGTTATAAGTGTCCTCAAACTCGTACTCGTAGACCCCACCGTAGCGAAGTCCTAAATGTGTAAACCATGAGCCAATAAGCAACATAGTGTCTCCAAAGAAACGAAGAAATTTGTTATCTGTTGGATATGTAAGAAGTTCTTGGTCCATCTTCGCCATTATGCGTCAACCTTGTACTCAAGAACTCCAGCAAGTGCTACTGGCTTACCTGTCTCTTTGTTTTCCTTTGTAACAGCCATCTTGACTGACTTACGAGGTGTGTGCTTCAAGACCATTGTCTTGACCCAACGCTTTGCTGCTGACGCATTCTTCCAAGAAGAGTATTCGCTAATACCTTCTGCTGGTTGAATTGAGTTGATGCCTGTTCCTGCTTCCTTCTGAACGCTAACGATTGCTAACCAACCGCCAGCCTTCTCAGGATTTAGTTCGATAGTTGCAACAAACTTTGCCGCTACTTTTTTCGCCATTTGTGGATTCCTCCTGTGATTAGGTTTGATACTACTAGTGTTGAAACGATAATGAATAAATACCCAAGTATTTCTTTCATAGGTCTTTCCAATGTTCCATTATTGCTTTTCCTTCTTCTGTTATCTGAAAACGTGCTTCTAAGTTTTCGTCATAGGTAACGTTGATAGCGCCTTTTTCAAATAAACTCAACAACGCTTCTGTTAACTCATCGTTTGTCACTGAGCCTCTTCTCGTGACGCTCTAACTGTGCACGACCAGAGAGTGAATTCTGGAAAGTACGTCCGTCACTTGCAATCAGCCTAGCAGAAGTTGGCTCTGTGTCTAATTTGGCGTTTACTCTGCCGAGGCCGAGGTTTTCTCTTGCTTGGTTCATCTTCTTGCCAAAAGAAGATAGGAACATCTTGTAGAGGAACGGTGCTTCGTCGCCAATATTTCTAAAGTTACTTTCATCCGCCATGAACAGGCGTAGCAACTCTAGTTCGATGAGTGGGGTGGTCTCGTATTGCTTTCTAAACTTTGCGAGTGCTCCTGATAGCGTCTTGACGTTGACAGTTCCTGGAAGGAGGGGGTACTTGCGACCAACTTGGAAACTAAACTCAGCAGCAACGTCCATCGGTGTCCACTCGTGCTCTGGGCGGCGACCTCGTGTCTTAGGGTCGGAGCGACGTATCTTGGGCTGTGGGGCATCTTTGGGTTCAACGAGTCCAAAGCCTGCCAGATTGTCTCCATCATCTTCATATTTTCTCATAGGGACCTGTATTTCTTTGAGTTGAATCTTCGATTCAGAGTCTTTTAATTTATAACTAGATTGGCTATTAGGTACTAATGGCTTATTGGCTATATGGCTATTACGACTATTAGTCACCTTACCAGGTGTTGGGTGGACATTAGAGTTCCCTGCTGGGTGGACAGTACGATTCCCTATCTTGATTAGGGATGGACCCTGGAGTCCACCCCCCTTCTTCATCGTTGTCCTTGAAATGAACCCAGCCTCTTCTAGGGCTTTGAGGCCCCTTCTGACGGTCTTCACATGTACGTTGCCACTCGGTACACACAATTCACCTGCGGAGATGCGTAGGGAGCCTCTGGAGCCCGCTAAATGGCATAGCACGGCTAAGAGACGGAACTGGTAATCGGTCAGGTTGGCTGAATAAGCCTCTGGTGGCATTTGCACGGGCTTAGTCTAAGTCCTCGTCCTTAAAGGGGGAGACGTCACGCTTGGTCTCTGCCTCGATGATGTGTTGGGCTACTGCCTCGCTCAGAGAGTCCATAACCGTTTCCGCCACAAAAGCAGCCATCAGGTCAATGAACATTCCTAGGTGCTTGTGCATAGCGTCGTGAAGGTCACGGCTGTCCATACCCTCGTACTCATCTGGCTCAAGTTCAATTGGGTCAAGT